TCGCCCTCGCCCTTCATGTAAACAAGGGCTTCACAGATTGTGCCGTATAACAAGACAGAATCAAAGTTGTCGCCCAGCCAAGTAGTTTCTGCCTCAACAATTGAAGTTGGGTAATAGTAATAATGCAGCTCAACGTTGTAGGAGGCGTCTGGCGTTGGGCCAACAATAAATGACAGCTCAGTAACGTTGCTAGATTGTGGTCCAAAAATAGCGTAATGCTTTGGCTTGCCTTGCGTTGCTTGGTTTGGATACGCTTCACGAATGAAGTTTACGTCTTTGTTAAGCAAATACAGGAAGTCACCACCAGCGGCTGGGTAGATAGCAATTGAGTAAGTAGAAAGAAAATCTTCTGGTGCACTCAGGTACTTATTGCCAGCTGTCAACGAGCCTGTCACGTTCTTTCTCAAGTTAGCAGGTTGCGCAGTGTTGTAAATGCGCTGCTCCGCCTGACGGATAAATGTATCCATGTCAACGGTTGGGAAAGAATTTTCGCAGTAATTGTTTACTGCTGTGACAAGCTGTTCGTAGTTCATGCCATCGGGCCTCGTGCCATCACGCCTTTAGTAGCTGCGCCAGTACCACGGATTTTGATGCCGCTAGTCTTGGTTGGCTCATCGCCAGCTGACTTGCTAATGCCACCAATGCTCACGTCGTAAGTGTCGAGCTTACTGCGGTTGGGTTCTTTACCGGGGTTAGTAGAAGCTTTCACTTCTTTGCCACCCATTGTGTGCGGCTTAGCGTAGACCTTGGCATCGCCAACTTCTTTGCCCATTAATTTTTTGCTAAATGTAGCCATGTCAGCCTCACTTTTGGTTGTTTGCGCGGGCCATGTTGCGGCCAACTGCACGCATAGCTTGACCGGTCACGCCTTTAGTCTTTTTGCCGCCCATAGTTTCTTTAGCGGTAGGGCCGCTATCACCAAGGTTTTTGCCCTTAGTTTTACCTTTTTTGGCTATGCCATCTGCTGATCGTGTGAATGCCATTTTAAGCTCCTGTAGTTACTGTGACTGTACCAATTTGTACGCCCAATGCCAAGTAGTTTGGCGTTAATAAATTATCAAAAGATCTAGACCCGCCAACCGGGTTCCAACCCCACTGAATATCCCGAGAACCACCTGAGACATAACCATTGACGTTTACGCCAGAAGTTACATAAGTGGTGTCCTTACGTGGGTTACGCAAAGCCTGTGGGTCATCAACAGGAAAAGTACCCAACATAAGCTGTGGCTGATCGGGGTCCCAACACTCGGGGCATACCAATAGCTCATACTTACGCTGCTTAATAACCTCTGTCTTAAGCTTTTTTAACTTGAACTGCTGGCCGCAACGATCACATTCAGCAATCGCTATCTTGCCGGATGCAAATCTATTACCCATTAGTAGCTGCCACCAATATATTGCTGTCTTGGCACGAAACGAACCGGAGCTTTCTCTCGGTCCTCGCCCGCGGCGGTTTCAAACGTTTCGTCATAAATTTGTTTAAGCATCTGGATGCGGGGCATTAGTTCCGGCACTTTGATTGCAATGTGATACGCTAAACCAGACACCAAAGCGGGTAAAAACCTAAAGTTCATGTCGGCTGTCTCAGCGCCAGCGCCAGCATCCTGTACACGACGAAGTCTCCAGTACACAAACTGATAAGGCGTAGTGTTGTCAGGGGTAGGCCAGAGGGTCACGGCTGGGAGCTGGGGCACATACACCGCGGTGCTAGTTGAATGCGAGGCTGCAGTTGTGTTATTTTGACCACGGAACACACCGCCCAGAGTATTCCCTGTAACGTATGTGTAGTAGATGTCTTCAGAATCAAGGCGAATGAAACCTGAACCTGCTAAATCCACTACGCTGCTAAGCGTTATTGTGGTGTCCGTCGCCGTAATTGCGCCCACCAAGACCGAACTGGTTGGGTTAGTTTCGCCAGAAAGTCTTTGAATCCAGACTTGAATTGGGCGAGCTTGGCTAAGCTTGTTTGGAATAGTTGCATAAGTAGAAACGCTAATGCGTGAAATGGTTAAGTCCGCTTGCGTTGAAGAGGTGTTAGACCCAGTACGGATCACCTGCTCCAACAAATCAATTGTGTCTGTCGGCAGTGCGTATGTAGCTAATCCGGGAGTCAGGTTAATGATGCCCTGCTCCATTGTCCACATGTTAATACCCTTGTTCTGCCACTCAACAGTCATTAGGTTCATGGAACGACGCGCTGTGCGCAAGTCGTAGCCAGAACGCATTTCCCGGCCAGCCCTCTCCCACGCTTCCTCGGCAATCTCCGTGAAGTCCATATTGAAGAGAGTGGTTCCGGTAGTGGTCATTTTTTAGCCGTCTTTGCAGAGTCAATAAACGCCTGAGCTGTAGGAGCACCTTTTTGCCCGGGCTTGCGCATTTTCTCACCGCGTTTGCGTTTAGCATTAATGTTGGCATAAAGACCAACAGAGCCGCCCGCTGCATACTGTGTGAAGTCAGTGTCATCCCGACGTGCTTTTTTCACGCCTTTGGGCATTTTAGAGGCAGAAATATCTCCCATACCGCGGCTTGGCATCATCGTATTTTCGCTGCGCGAGCGCCTCGTGCCATACCCCAACCCTTAACTTTGCCGCCCTTTTTCATGCCGTCGCCTTTATAGGGCTCTTCATCAGGCAAGCGGGTACCGTCTGCGTAGCGGCCAGAGTATTTCCTACGCGCTTTCTCGTCGGAGTCAGTATCACGGCGCATCTGGTCAATCTCTTCGTCCTGCAAACGCTCTTTATCTTTTTTGGACGGCTCAGCAACTTTGTCACGGGTGTTTACTGCTTTATCAACAAGCGACCCAAGACCGGACTTATCAACAATCTTTTTGCCAACTCCTGTGGCTTTATCAATCTCACGGCCAAGCATGTACCCACCTTCAAGAGCGCCCAATGCGCCGGCCTTGCGTCCAATCTTGCGGTTTTCAGCACGCTTGCCAGCTTCACGAACAGCGTCTTTAGCGCCACCGGTAAGCTTAGAAGAATCTACTTCACGGCCCTTTTTGGCTTTGGCAGTATCTTCGCGGTCACGAGCAACGACGTCGTCTTTAAGCCCGGGTAGGTTGTCCCATCTTGTAGCCATGATTGCTCCTTAGCACATCTTACCGCGTGTCTTACCGCGCTTGGCAATGCCATCAGCTGCGCGGACGTAACCACCTTTAGCGTATCCCTTTTGACCACGAACTGCATCACGGGGGTCTTTTTTAGGCTTACCCATTTGATCTGCGGGTCTGCCCATTTGATCTGCAGGCCTACCCATTTTATCCGCGGGTCTACCCATTTGATCTGGATATTCAGTATTGGTCAACGACTTGGAGTAAGCTTTATCAAGCTTCTCTTGCATCTTGCGTTCGGCCATTTCTTCGCGTGCTGCTTTTTCTGCTGGGCTCATGATTATTTCCTTAACAGGCTTTGCCGCCCATGTTCATTTTTACCATTGTGCCTTTGGTTTTACCCTTTGTAGCACAACCATCAGCACGGCTAGACGCCGAACCGCCGGAAGCTAGTTTAGTCATTGGCTGGCCTTTGTGCAAACGGCCTTCGTGTTTGTTCACGGCCTTCTGCATCATCTTTTTATCCATTTTGACGTCTTCGTGTTTCATATCGCCACCTTTTGCAAATTTGCGGCCTTTATCAGCCGCTGAAAAATCTTTACCCACGGACTGTGGGACGCCTGCTTTCTTGGCAAACGCTGGGTTATTAGCCACAGCCGCCATGAAATTGTGTTGTTTCTTACTAACCGAGGGCACTTCTCTGCTCCTTCATAAAGTCGTCTATCTTGCTTTCAAGGCGATCAAGACGAGCTAATACGCGGTTAATATCGTTATGTACATCAGACTTTGTCACGTATTTTTCAGCGTTTTCTTCGCGGGTTTTACTCAGAAGAATGCTCAAGCGCTTAACTTCTTCATGCGACACGCGCACCCACAACAGCAATGCTGCTGAGGCAAACGACAAAAGAACGTTCCAAACCATCAAGTCCATATCAGCACTTCCATGCCCGTAGGCTCTTATTGATGCGTGAGTCTGGATCTTTGGCGGTTTTGGCCGAAGTCAGCTTCTTCTTCATGCCTTCCATCCTCGCACAGAAAGAGTCTCGCCGGGAGCCGCCTTCTGGCTGGGGAGGTTTCAAGTTCATGCCTTGCTTTTTCGCGGAGGCGCGACCCTTGGCATTCAAGCCACCCTTCTCGGACTTGCCTTCTTTCCTCTGCCATGCTGGACTCTTAGCCATAGAACACCGTAACTTTGGCCGCTGTTGGCAACGTAACGTGTACATCGGTTGTAAACAAAATGCCTTCGCCGGGAATAATGTTGGCAAAGGGGTTGTTGGTATTCGCAGGCACATTAAACTGCAAACGGATACTGCCGGAAGCGCCACCGTCACGGAAAATAATGTCGCCAGCTGTACCGCCAGACAAGCACTGATAGCCCTTCACGCGCACGCGACCAGACACCATAGTGCCAGTGGCTTCAACGTGCGAGGCTAATACGTCGGTTTGCATACCCATAATTAATCTCCTGTAATGCGGGGGCCGAAGCCCCCTAGATTAATTAGTCGTTTTGCTGACCAACCAATGGATCTGCAACGAAGTACATGATGTAGCCACCAACAGTGCCAGCACCGCTTGTGTCGATAGTCACAGTGACATAAGACAAGGCGTCAATAGGAGCGCGTGTCAAACCGCTGGTAATAGAACCAACAGCAGCAACAGACAGATTGTTAGCAATAGCTGCGCCGGTCACAGTGCCGCTTGTGTAGCCGCGTGTGCCGATGTCAACTGAGCCAGTACCTGCGTCATTGATTTCAACTGACAACACAACTGCGCCAGCGGGAAGAATTAGAGCGGGAGCGCCAGCAACAGAAGAAACTGCTACGTTAGTTGCGGTAGCAACAGAGGCGTCTGCAATGTAGAACTGAGCGGCCATAACGCCGGAGCCACAATAAGCGGTGCGAGTTTGATCGCCGCCGCCAGAACGCCAAATGCTTTGGGTGGTAGAAACTGCCATGATAAATTGTCCTTACATACAAGATCAGCGCATCAATCGGTATGTCGTTTGCCGGGTCAATTTGATGCACCGGGAACCCCGGGGTATTTGCAATATACAACAAAAGAAAAGGGGGCACAAGGCCCCCCTTCAAATATTTCCTAAGAAATATTAGGCTCCGGGTGAACCGAAGATACCCAGTGGATCAGACACGCCGAAGCTGTAACGCTCACGGGCTTTGTAACGAACGTTACCTGTGTCAAAGTCACCGTCCATGCCAGTAGACATGGGGGTACGGATAAAGTGCTTCAAACCGTTAGGCACGTCAGTCAACAGGAACCAAGCGTTGGTGTCTGTCAAGAAGTGGTTAACAGTGTAGCCTTCAGGGATAGAACCGTTGTTCTTCAATGCATTGATGTCATTGTCGTTAGTACCAACGCGCAACTCGGTTTCGAGCAAGCGGGTAGCAACGAACATCAATGAAGGAGGTACAACCAACTTCTTAGGCTTAGCAGCGATGAGCAAACCGCGCTCGTCTGTCCAAGCAGCGATCTGAATAACTGCGTTTTCCAACGAAGTTTCGTTCAAGTCAGCGCCTGTAGCAGGACGGTTGCTGTTAACACCACCAGAAACCAAGGGGTGTGCTGTAGAGCACAACACTTGACCGTCACCGTATGTAGGGCCGCCAGTGAAAGCGTTGTTCAAGACGTAAGCGCCTTTAACTTGCTTTGTGTAAGCCATACCGCGGGCCAGAGCCTTGGTGTAACGTGAAGACAAGCTGTCATACAAGTTATCTTCCACAGCTTCCTCAGTGATGGAGAAGCCCATCGCAATGGTTTCGTGGGTGTAACGTGCAGTCCATGCTTCTTGTGCATTGTCATAAGCGATGGCAGAGCCCTCGTTCTTAACAGGTGCAGCAGAGAAGCCAGAAAGCTTGGTCTCTTCTTCGAAACTACGCTCAGATGACTCTGTTTCGTAGATTTCTTTGTGCTCTTCGCCGTATTTAGCGTACTCCAGACCGAACAAAGCGTTCAAACCGGGGAGCAACTCTTTCAATAGTTGTGCGCGTGAAATAGCCATGGTGAATTACTCCTTAAACACCGGTTGTGTTGTTATACGAATGAGTGTTGATCTTAACGATCATCTCAGTGTATGTGGTTGAAGAAGCAGCTGTTTCAGGCACTACGTCGATAATACGAATAGGCAAAGTATTTGTAGTATCGGTGCTGGTAGTAATAGCTTGCGTAGAATTACCAGTGTTAGCGTTGCCGGCGTTTAAAGCCACGGTAGTGTTTTGACCAACAGCAGTACGTGTCAAAGTAGACATAGTGGTGCCAGAAGACACAACTGCAACCTTGAACAAAGCTGTAGGATCATCAACAACATAAGCCAAAACGTTGGTCACGCCAGACGCGGGAGCGTACTGAGCTTGAACGGTTTGACCAGATGAGTTGGTGTACTGAACGCCGACGCAAACGCCAACGCATTGTGCAGCAGCAGTTCCGCTAGAAATCACGGCACAAGTGCCAGAAGACAGCATTTCGACGAGGTCGCCATCATAGACAGCGCCGGAAGCGACTGGGATCAGTCGTGTAGAACCCGCATAAGGATTTCCGCCAATACGATTGATTGGTGAAAAACCATAAGGGGCTGAAACGGTAGGGTATGCCATTTAAGACTCCAAAAAAATTTAAGTACCTTTTCCGAAAGTGACCGTGGACTTACGTTCTTTAAACATAGGCATCCTCGGATCATTCTCGCGCATGTAAGTATTGTCCACAGAACTCATCTGAGCTTCCGCTTGCTTGCGGTAGTACTCATTACGTTGTTCCGTAAACTCTACTGGGGTTTTGCAAAGCAACAAACCGCCTACTTCCACGCTGTCAGGGAACTTGGCATTGCCAGAACCAAACAGGCGGATTTCGGGATGGTCAGAGGCTCTAACAGGCTCCCAGCCTTCGCGTAGTTTTCCAGAAATGTTAGTGGCGTCGTCTTTACCTAACGAACTGATCCTGATCCAGCGAAACGCATAACCCTCTTCCGGATTGGGGTCGGGTAGAAGTTGAGGGGGCATCCAATGCTTTGGGCGCTCCGTCTTATCGCGTGTATCAAGCTCTCGTGCTAAACGTGTTGACTTTTCCATTTTCATTTCCTTGACTGTTCTTCCGCAACCTTACGAGCATAAAGATCCAAAGGAACTCCAAGCCGCTTGGCGATATTCACCTGTGTCTGCGTAAGCACGATTTTTTTAGGCGCTGTGCTACGGGTCGCAGGTGCGACGTTTGATTTTTTCGGCGAAGTTGGCGCATTCACCGGTCTCTCAGATTCAAACTGCTCTGGGAAGACTTGTCTAACTCGAGAGTTTAACCTCTCGTAATACTCATTGGACTGAGGATCAACTCCAGATTTAACTAGCTTGGTGTGGAGTCCAAGGGCAAAGCTAGTCATCTCATCATCAGAACCAAACCACTTATTTTCTGATTGCCAAGCCAGAGCTTTTTGGTCTACTGGAGGCTGTTTTGTAACTTGTTGGGGTATTTGTACCTCAGTTTTTTCCTCTTGTAAAGGGGCAGGTTTAAAATTGTTCACGCGCTCCATTCTGGATTTCGCGGTAATCAACGCTTCCTGCGCATCAACAATAGCGTCTGAGTCACCTGATTCGTAGGCTTCTTTGTACTTGGCCTTGGCTTTTTCAACCTCGTTACCAACTACTTTTTTAGCCTGCTCCAACAGGGCTTGTTGATTAGAATTTAAAGAGCCTTTGAGCTTTTTGTTCTCCTCAACAACAGTCTGCGCAATTCGCAAAGCTTCCTCACGCTCCCGCTCTGCTGTTTCTTTAGCACGGCGTTCTTCGTGGTAGCCCTTGGTGAAATGCTTAATGCGCCTCTGTACACTCTCGTCGTACTTAGTAAGTTCATCCTCGGCGAACTCCTTGGGGGGTTCTTCCATAGGTTTACGGCCACGGTCTTGCGCGGGCGTATCGTCTATTACCTCGACTTCGGTCTCAGTATTCTCGCCTTCAATTTCGAATTCAACTTTGTCTTCGTCCTTGTCAGCTTTAGTTTCAACCTCGTCGGGGAATTTAAATTCGTCTTCTTTAGCCATGATTACTCCTTAGTTAGGGCGTTGGATACCGCGAGGGTCTTGCACAACAGCCTGAACGGAATCATCATTAATGAGTCTCCACTCTGTACCGTGAATCTTCATGCGGGTTCCCGTGTTAGGACGTACTAACACAAAGTCACCTACTTTGCAGCTTGGACCGGACGGAAATCTGGTCGCGTCTTTAAATGCATCGGGGCCAATTTTTGCAACAAACAGCACGGGGGATAGAAGCTCCTCGTTGTATATTGCAGCAGCTGACTTCAAAATTCCAGTCTCGCTAAACTCTTCTTCTGCCTTGGGCAACATACACAGTAAGTGGTACGTCGCTGGATCGGGCACTTGTTTGGCTTTCTCTTCGGCGGAGGTATTAAGCACCCCACTTAGATCAACCGCACTGACATCAAATTCAGTCATCTTCATATTCCTTGGTTTTACGCACGAGGTCAGCAAGTTCGTACTGGGCGGTTTGCAGACCTCGGATAGTCCCGCACAGTTCTTTGTAGTGGTCGTGGGATTTAGCTCCACCACCACTGACAACATCAACCAACTGCTTGACGTGTTCCTCAAGCTTACTGTTTAACACTTCAAGCAAATTGGCCATCATTCATCCTTTTTGACTGGTTTATTTGTCTGCATTGCAGCCCGTCTAGCAGCTTCTTGAGCGTGGGCTAGCTTCTGTCCATGCACTTGGCCGCCATGCGCCATCTTCTGCTGATGAGCTTGCTGCTGCTGGGCCATAGCTTGCTGCGCTTGCTGAGCTTGAACTTGCTGCTGTTGTTGCTGATTTGCAACTTCTAGCGCGTGTAACTCCTGCGCCTGCATGATTTCTTGCTGCATACGCATAGCCGCCATCTGTGGGTCTTCGCCTGTTCTAGCTGCGCTCTCGCGTGCTTTGAGTGACAACTCCTCGGCTTTAAGCTGCAGGTCCCCACGAGCTTTGAGCAGTTTAGTTTCAGCATCTTTAGCCTTGATCTGGAGTTCGGCTTGTTGCATCTGAACGAGCGGATCTTGCTGCATTTGCTGAGCCTGAGCTTGTCGCGCCTGCGCCACATTTGCATTAAGCAACTGAGTAGAGGCCTGTGCGACGAGCTGTGACAACTGAACCTCCACCTGCTCTGGCAACTGCTCTCCGGGTGGTGGCAATGGCACGCCCATTTGCTCTTCGATCTTGCGACGATAAGAGAACGCCAAGTGCTCGGCAATGTGAGCTTGGATGGCTGCCATCATTGTCTGCGCTTGTGGGTTCTGACCCATCTGCGCTGCAATCATCGGGTCCTTCATGAACGAAGTGTGAGCTGCAATGTGCGCGTCTTGATCTTGGTAAATAAACGCTTTCGTCGGCTCGCCTTTGAGGAACCCCATGTTCTCGCTGATTGGATCTTTTGGATTCTGGTCATCAACCGTCGGCACGAGTTTGTCAGCGTTCTTGATGCCAAGCACTTCGATCATCTGACGGTGGAGTTGTGGCAAGTCATAAATCTGCGGGGCTTGCTGCGCCAACTGGATCACAGCCTGATACTGCATGATGCGCTGAGCCATCGTCGCGCTGTTGGGGTCACTCACTGGAATAACATCAACTGCGTCGTAGTCAGACTGCTTGGCCATGCGGTCACCGCTGGCTGGGTCGTACTCATACTCTGTGGGAGCGTAGTCACGGATGATGTTCTTGAGAAGCTTGAACTCTTGCTTCATGCTGTAGTGAACACGCGCCTGAACAGCAGACATAGTCTTCAACTGACGCTCAAGAATAGCCAGTGTTGTACCTACTGGAGCATTAGCAGACATATCACTGACTTTCATGTCAGCAACAGAACCCAGTCGGCGTCCTTCTTCAGTAATCTTGTCTAACAAGCCAGCCAGAACCTGTGATGGTTCCTTGTATGGCAGTGGCATGATGTTGTCACGGATAGAGCCAGATGGCACATCCATATCGCGGAACTCACCGGGGTTGATTGGGGTATCGTCGTCCTTAATGCGCAAACCGCGTGTCTTCAAACCACCGGGCAAATTGCTCAGCGTGCCAGCGTCAATGAGTTGCCTAATAAGAGATGTACCGGCTCGGGCATAACCACCAATAAGGTGTATGAAACCAAAGCCATAAGCACCAAAGCCGGGAATGTAATCGTACTGGACAAAATGCTGGCGCTTAAGCTTGAGAGTGTCTTCCTCTTCCCAGTTGCGGTAAATAGAAAGAACTTTATTTGTACCTTTGTCGATAGAAATAATATAAGGAAGCGCGATCTCATCCTCATCTTCATAGCCCGGTAAGTTGTAGTCAACTTGTACTTCATAAATTTGATAGCGGTCATCGTCAGTTAATGTGTAGCCTTCACCTTCGGCTTTTTTCTTCTCTACGTCTGTGTGTACTTGAGCAGGCTCACCCAACTCTACGCCGCGGTAGAAGCCAGCAACTTGTAACTTCTTAATGTCGTTCTTTGTCTTACGCATGATGTGCGTAACACGCTCCGCAGTGCGAGCACCGCTTGAGCCATAGGGGATGACAATGTCTTCAGCTGGAATAAACACTGAAGTCTGACGACCAAGCGCTGGATCGTAGTACACCTTTTTGAAGGCTGATCCTGCAAGGCCTAAGTTAAACAACATGCGCTCGTGCTCGGGGCGATACTCAGACATCACCTCGGTGAGCTGGTAGTTCATGTCATCTTTAACGCGTTCCGCCGCCTGCTCTTTAAGTTTATCAATTGCGCCGATGATCTCGGTTTTGACCGGACCCTGAGCAGGGAACGTTTCAATGATAGTCTCACTTTGGAACCGTACAGCAGCTTCTGTGAGTACCGTTGAGAAAACACCGCAAGCACCGAGCCACGGTTCAGTACGCTCTTCATACTTCATTCCCAAAACATCTAGACCTTTGACGAACATTTCGACCCACTCTTTGCGTGAGTTAATGTCACCTTCAATGTCACCCATCAAGTCTCCGGCCAGCTCTTCAAGCTCACCGTCGTCCATAAACTCAGCAAGGTTGGAGTCAAACTCCTCACCTTCTTTACCCTCATCCCCGGCTTCGAGTTCAATCTCCATGCCGTCCATGCCAATCTTTACACCTTCTGGGTTGACGATCTCAATCTCAATTGCGGATTCATCTTCCATCTCGTCAATGCCGAGAGGTGCTGCATATAAACTTTTGTCCATTGAACTTGTAGCCATAATAATCCTTAGTAGTACGCCGCGCGTCTGCCTGATTTAAATAACTTGACGTCCTCTAGTTCATCACTAGGAAGTCTAAGGAATCCACCTTGCCTAAAGCGCATTAAAGCAAGTGTTGTCGCGTCAACCAAGTCATCATGCTCGCCTGACGGGAACGCCCCAATCTCATCAACCAACTCCTCGGCCCAACGAGTATCGGGAACCCACACTTTCCCAGAAGCAATTATGTCCGATACTGCGTTCAAGCGGGCAATTTTGTCTTGACCTTTTCCCGGAGTAAATTCCTGCACCGGTATACCCATCGCACGAAGTTCATAAATCAGAGGACCACCCGTGGCCTTCTTCTCAATGAGCATGCCGTCGGGCTCCCACTCGTTGTACTCCACCAATACATCTTTCTTCAACTGCACCCACTCTACTCGCTTGCGGTAGGTGTTAAGTAAGATGATGTTGGGGCGCATGTCATCCTCTTCACAATTGAAGACGCCCCAAGTTGTGCCGGCTGAATAGTCAGCCCGCTGGGTTTTCTCAAACGCCGTGTCCCACGTCTGAAGAATGTAATCACATTTTGGTGGTCTATCATGCGGCCATATCTTCCACCAGTCTCGCTTAATAATCGCTGACTCGTTACCCACCGGATTTTGCTGATACTGCGCCTGCCACTTGGAATTGGGCAATTCTTCACGAAGGGCTTCCAGCTCAGCCAAACTCCAAAACTGCGGCCATAGTGGGTTACCTGAAGGTAGGATCGCAGGGAACTCAATAACTTCCCAGTCAGTCTCGCCGCGTAGTGCTGCATTTTTAATCACCTGTCCGGTCAAATCTCGCTGGGCCCAGCGTGTCATAACGATCACAATCGACCCACCCGGCTGCAAACGCTGACGCGGACCTGATGTATACCACTCGTACACCTTGTCATACACTTCTGGGTTGACTGCGGCCATCGCAGCCTCTTGTTCTGAGTGCGGATCGTCAATAATCAGCAGGTCAGCACCTTTACCGGTCACCGTACCGCCCACACCAATCGCAAAATAGTCACCACCCTTGCTGGTATTCCACCGGCCAGCCGCTTTTGAGTCCACTTGCAGCTGTAATTCGGGGAAAATCTCTGCATAAACCTCAGAATCCACCAAATTTCGCACTTTTCGACCGAATCCGACCGCCAATTCGCCCGTATTTGAGCTTTGGATCACCTTTTTGTTCGGAAATTTGCCCAAAAACCAAGCAGGTAGTAAGTAAGAGGCGAACTCTGACTTAGTGTGGCGAGGAGGCATATTAATAATGAGGCGCTTGCATTCTCCACGGGCTACCCTTTCAAAAGCTTCAGCCATTCGCTTGTGGTGCGCACCGGAAATGAACGTTGGCCACACCCGTTGCACAAACTTAATGAACTTTTCCTGAGATAGCTCACGCTGTTTGAGCTTCTCAAGATGTATTAGCTGCTTCTCTAGTACCCGCAGGTCAGTATCCGTGAGCTTACCCGTGTCAACAAGAGTCTCTATGTCTTTGAGGGAGACTTTTACTTCACTCATCTTCAGGTACGTCTCCGCGGGTGTCCGCTTCTATGGCTTCTTCAGTATCCAGAGAGTCAATCAAATTACTAAGTGGTGTCACCGGTGTACCCAGTTGCGCATCCAGATCGTCGAGCGGGGTAATATCTGTCACGTCGCTGTGCAGCAAGCGCTTGATTCTGTCCTTGATTGAATTCTCAAGAGACTGGGATGTTGTGTGGTGCACAGTAATCTCACTGCGTTCAGTGAAGATTCCAATGTCTGAATGTTTGCCCAGAAGCTCAAGTGCCTTGATCTCAATCTTTAGATCGCCGCAGTCAGCCAGCTCGACCAACTTGTTTGTTATGAAATTGCGTGCTTGTTGCGCATCAGCAACGGCTTGGAAATCGTAACGTTTGAGAATCGCTGCAGCAGCAGAGGCTTGGCCGAGTGACTTTACATGCTTGGGTGTCTTGGCTGCTTTGGTAACCAGATCAACAGCTTGCTTGCCGTCTTTTTCACTGAAGTCAATTCCACCGCCGAGTTCCTCGATGAGGTTCGCAGTGTTTACAGCAACAGCAATGGCGTCCTTCTGAGTCTTCGG